ATTAGATACTTCAGTATCATAATACTTAACTTCAGGAAGTGATTTTACTTCTTCATTAAGATCATTGAAAAACTTTAGAAGAGCTTCGTCAGCCTTTACACTCTGACTATCAATCTCTTTGATTTGTTCTTGAAGAGATTGTTTTAGTTTATTCTGCTCACTTATGATAGATTTTTTTAATTTTCTATCATCATCTTTGAACTCGTGATGTTGCTCCCAAATTCTAGTAGAGACATCTCTGACTTGTTTAAGAAGTTTATCCTTTGTCTCTTCAAGATTTACAACAGTTTGATTGAAATTCTCAGTAAGATCTTTTACATCTATCTTTAACTCAAATTCTTTAGTTGCAATAGTATCGTTTAATTCATTGACACGATAGTCAATCTTTTCTCTGATAAGATCAAGATGTCCTTGAACCTTATTAAAGTCATCATCAATGATACTGAAAGTTTTACCAATCCAAGAGAAATCTGGAACCTCTTGAACTTCCTGAACCCAGTCAGGAAATGTAGGAATATTTTGATTTACTTCTTCAATTCTTAATTTTAATGAATTGAGATCACTCTCGTAATATTTTACTTCTGGAAGAGAATTGATTTCTTCCTTTATACGACCAATCTTATCATAAATGAATTGAATATCTGCATCATAATACTTGACCTCAGGGAGTTCAGGTATCTTTGATTCAATTTCAGTTAGTTTGTCTTCATTTAAATCTTGAATTTGTGATAATTTATCACTTAATTCTTTTAGTTGTTCATCATAATACTTAATCTCCGGTATTTCCGGTATATCCTTTCTTACATCATTTACAAGGCGTACTAATTCCGACCACTCTGGAGCAGTTTCTGATAAAACAGTTTCAATATCTTCTTCTAAAGTTTCTACAACTTTCTCTTCAATATATTCTTCAACAGAAGGAAGTTCCTCTTCCTGTTTAACTTCGATAAAATCTTTGTAAGAGGGCAAGTTGCTCTCTTCTACTATATCATTTATTGACGGCAGGTCTTCGTTAGACATTCTATTAGTGCAGTACTTTGGGATTTCTCTCCCTGAAATACTATTTATCTCCTCTACTTCTTCATCAAATTAAGTAGTGATTCCTGCTGTGACTTCTGCCGTTCCTTCAAGAATTCTTTCTACAGAACCACCTGATGATGTGATTCTTACATCATAAAGATATCTTCCTGATTTAATATCTACAGATACACCAGAAGTCATGGCAAGAGATACCACAGATGTGATAGTGTTAATTCCAACAGTGAAGGAATGGGATGTTGGAGAAGTTGAATGCTTCTTCAACTTTGATTCTCCAGTGAAACCATTCAAATTCTTCAGACTTCCATCAGAATTTTTAGAGATATATGTAAAACTAAAATCAGAAGCTTGTGGTATAACAATATTGACTGACGGGGTAGCCATTTTATTATCTTTTTAGTTATTTATCTGGTGTATTGTTCTTCAAGAGTTTTTGTAATTCAGCTGTAGAACCAACAAACAATGCATTATTTACAGTGGTTGGACCTTTAGTATCTTTCTCTTCCTGAACATCCTTTAACTTCTGTTGGAGTGTTAGGAGTTTATCTGTGGCATCTGCCACATTCTTAATTAACTGACCTGCGACTTCATACGCACGAGGCATCTCACTCTCTTGAGCCAGTTCAAGGATGCCATCGATAGCTTCCTGCCCTTTCTCAATGATTGAATAGAGATTACCCCTGGTGTATTCGTAATCTCTCTTGATATCCTCTGAACCGGATTTGATTCTTTCAATCTTCCTTTCCGTTACTTCTACTTCTGTGGGCTCAACATCAAAAGCTTCATCAAGTTTCTCATACTTAGTCATGGATTACCTCAAAAAACACTACCACTAAATCCGAAGTCATCTCCGAATTCGATCAACTTGTTATCTTCCTTGGTGATACTATAAACATCTGTACCAAGAACATGAATAGAAGCCTTGGTATTATCCTGGCCTCTTCTAACTCTTATGTTGTCACCAACAATCTTCTCAACGAACATCTCTTCAGTACCAACATAAACATAAGTGTTCTCAGTAACACCACCAGGATTTGTGATCTTGATAGTTGTTTGTGAGATATCAACATCCTCATCCAAGTTACTAATCAAACTATTGTCATAGTCTTTAGTAGCTCTTGGTGTGACCTGATATGTAAGGTCTCTTGTTGCAACTCCACCACCCTTAGAACCAGCAAGATAACCAACGGTAACCTTTCTGATAATGTCTCCTGAAACGTCAGCAATAGGACCAAATAGATAGGTCTTAGCTGTGAATTGAAGAGTATAAACTAAAGCTCTTCTGGTTTCAAAGTTACCCTCATAATCATCATCCATACTCACACTATCAAGAACAACAGGAACATCTCTAATCTCATTCAGATTTCCAAGAAACTTGATTGAGAGATTGTATTGTGGTTGAAAGTATGGAAGAATCTGTTCGACGATTTGTAACATATCATCGTTCAGTTTAGTATAGACAGAGAGTTCAAATCCCATGTTATATGGGACAGGAGAATATACTCTCTTAATCTCACTACCGTCAGGTGTTCTAGTTACAAATGTTTGATTCTTTGTTGTTTTCCTTGAAGGATCATAAGTGAGTGATTTAAACTCAAATGACATTCGAGGAAGAGTAATCTGAGTAGGACGATTCAGATTAGCTTCTTGTTGCATACGAGCAAGAAACTTTTGAGTAGGTCCATATGCAATAGGAACTTGAATCACACTCACGGCTTGGTCTGAGTCGTTCTGGTGTTGAACTTCTATACCGTTGAAGAGTGACCCAAATCCAATGATTGTGGATCTAAGGATCTCATTATAGAAATACTCAAACATCGTCCTGTAGTTTAGATATACTACTATTTAACAAGATAATATTTAAGGATCCCCAAAAGGATTACTGTCAGTGAAATCAAGTATCTTATTTGCTTCTGTTTGAATATTATCATTGTCTGCGAATGGTGTAACTAAGTCATCAACAATCTGTGATCTGAGTGCATAACAAGCACCGGACTCTTGTCCAATAACAAGTTCATTTCCTGAGAATGTTCCGTCAACAACTTTGATAGTAAGTTCAAGACTTGTTCCATCCCAAGAGTTAACTCTAGCTGTGGTTCCTGATGTTCCACCAGTAACAACTTCATTGAAGATGAAAGTTCCAACACCAACAGTAGCTCCAAGTCCAACAGGATTATCAATGGTTACACTAGTGATAGTTGTAACTCCTGTAAGATTGTAGTTTTCACCACCATATCTTATATAACCCGCAGTAACAACACCAGCGTTATTGATGACACCATAACCAAATCCAGTACTAACACCAGTAGTATTTCCACCACCAACAACAAAAGTGAAGTTTGGACTTGTAGTATATCCTGAACCACCACCTGTAATTGTTACAAACTGGATAGAACCATTGGTTGAGATACCACTAGTTGCTGTGGCACTATTACCATCATCATTTCCAGACGGAGTGATACTCACCATTGGTTTGACAGTGTACCCACAACCAGCATTTACTAGGTCGATAGCATCAATCATACCACCATACATTCCATCACACTGAATAAACTCATTAGTAACAGATGCAATACCAACTGTGGTCGTTCCTGGTGAGGAAGAGAATCCAATTTCTGGTCTATATGAGTATTTTTTACCCATATTTGAGATACTGATGAGATTTACAGCACCCAAAGTACAAATTCCAGCAGTTGCAGTAGCTGTAACAGCTGCTCCAATCATGTTTAGGGTCTGAATATAACCAAAATCAACCAAATTATCATCAATTTTACTAACTCCAGTGTCTACAACCTCATCTTCATAACGGAATAGTTCACAAGTGAGTGTGTAGACGTAGTTTTTCTTTAATTGATAGAAAGGTTGCTCATGTTCTACGAATTTTATCTCAAAAATACGGTCTCCAAGAGGAAAATAGATCAAATCTCCTTCTTTTGGACGTGAAGATAGTCCAACATTAGGTAAATTTTCAATTAAAGGGGAAATATAGTTCTCATATCTCTCTCTAGAGATGATTAAAGTACAATCATCCTTATCTTCAATACCAAATCTAGACAAAATTGTTCCTTGACCACCAAATCCTTCATAAGAGTCCAGATATGCTTCTAGTGGATAGGCAGAATTGAACTTAGATTCGATAACTTCTTTGATTACTGTGTTAGTTGTGACATATTTACGAGGCAAGTAATAGCACTCGACACCATACATCCTCAACTGTTCGTTGATAAGACTTTGTACGAGACCTTGTTCTGACTTCGTACCGTTTAAAAAGAAAGGATTAAGTGCCATATCAACCAATCATATCCATAGGAGGAAGTTCATAATTAAATGTCATTCTCTCACGAATTGTCTCTAATTCTTTTTCAGCATCATCATAAATTTGTCTACCATTGAACTCAATACCACCAGGTAGTTTCACACCTTGGAACTTGATTAGGTTCATGCCCCACTGTCTCTTAATAAGTGAAGTTAGATATGGTTTTAGGAAAGAATCATTCCAGAGTCTTGAGTAATCTTCTCCATCAAGTCCTCTGTAACACTCAATAATTAAGAACTCATCTACTTGTAAGTTGTTCCAGTCAACATCTAGATACATCCTGTCAGATCTTTGATTGAATCTAATCTGTTTATGAGTATTGAGGAGAAAGTTCATTGTCTCCAAATAACTCATAGTCATCGAATATGACAATAGGTCGAATCCAGCACCACCCCATAGGTTGACACCACTCAACATATACTGATATTTGACATTGAAGATTCCAGATCCAGCTGCGGTGGAATTAAATTGGAATACTTTATTGACTCCAATAATATTAGAAGGAACTTGTAGGTAGTTACTATTCTCATAGTATGTAAATGTGGTAGCAGTTCCAACAATACTAGTGGTTGCACTAGTAGAAGCAATCCCTACCGATGAATCACCTGGTCTTGCCTTTCCTCTGTCAATATCACCTTGTGTGATCTGATACTTTAAATATACTTTCTCTACACCATCAAAGTGTCTTTCTTGAAAGTATTGAATAGCATCATCAACTAGATCGTCAATTTGTTCTTCGGCAACGTTGACTTCCAATACAGGAGCACCAAGTTGTCTAAGACAATAGTCAACTAATTCTTGTCTATTGGTAGGTTGAGCCATTATTTAAACAACTTTTTTTCTATTTATCTACCAGTTGAACCAGTAGATTCTTAATGTCTGTGAGATCACCTTTGATCTCTTCCACTGTACTCTCTAAGTTATCAATTCTTTGTTTATCAGTGAGAAGTTTCTCTCTGTTTGCAACATAGGCTTGATATCCTACACTATCTGTATTCACGATGGCCGTTGAAGAACCATCGCGATATAGATTTCTATGATCTTTAACCGGAATCTTACTCATTATGCTAGTGAAATTGCTCTGAAGTTTCTAATCATCGGAACAGTTGCCTGATTCGTAGAAGAACCAATTACCTTAATTCTAAATGACTTGAAAGCTGGTAGTTGATCTACACTAAACTTATATTCTCTGTATAGATTGAGATTGGGATTAGGTGTAAAGACATCAATCTTAGGTACGTCTAGATCGGGAGCTCCATTGCTGTTTCCTTGACTTAGAATAGTTCCATTTGAATTGAAGTTTCCAAAACCAGGGAAAGGAACAAAGATTACTTCATCAACAGGTCCATCTTGATTCAACGAATAGAAACATCTCAAATCTGCATCTTGTGGAACATATCCATCCAAGAAAATTTGTAAAGCCGATGCTGGATTTTCAAGAGCCACATTCTTAGTCACATAGAAGAATCTATTAGGATCATTCTTTGTAGTATTGACTCTAGGATCAGTAGCGTAATCTGTAATGGGTTCATCAATTCTATTTGTAGTAAAGATGACAGAAGCTTGATTAAGATCTACAGCTGGTGAGATTCTTGTATCATCAGTGATTAGATCCAAGTTCATTGTGAATGACTTATTACCAGGAAGTTCATCCAGGTAAAGATTTTCATTAATACCAGAAGCCACAATTCTTGGTTCTGGGAAGAAGTTTTCCTGTCTCATTGAAACTTCTTCAAATCCCTTATCAACAAATGATGGCTCACTTCCTGATACACTTGTTCCACTAGTGGTTCTAACAGAAGGTGCAATATTGGTACCAGTTGGTTCCATGGTATTGATCTGAGGAATAATCATCTCATAAGGAACATTGTATGTTGCCTTACCTTTAGGACCACCACCTTCAATAGTTTCACCAAAGAAGAGTTTCTTCAATCCAGTTCCACTACGATTTACTCCAACATTAACATCACTCATATCAATCTTAATAGGATAAGTATCGAGGGTGATTCTATTATTATTAGTGGATCCGTTAAGATTGTGAGTTCTGTTAATCCTTCTCAACGAAACACCATTCAGTTCATACTTTTGTACAAGGTTGTTTACAGTATGTCTACCAACCTGTGTGGTATCAATACCTCTAGTGACACCTGTAAGGGTGTTTCCAACCACTCCAGTGTACTCAATAACCTCAGAACCAATCTTCACATAACCAGGGTTAGTTGCCCCAACTCCAATACCCTCAAACTCTCCAAAGTTGGTTGGAGTTGTGGAACTGGCGATTGAGATAGCACTTGTGTCTGTGATCAAATATTCAGCAGTTAGTGTAGTTGGTTGTGTCTTCGTATTCATTCCACTTAGAGTTACAACATTTCCAGTTGCGTGCATTCCGTGGTTTCTATGGAATACATCAAAGTGAAGACCATCACTAACTTCTCTAATAGGTGATACTGGATTAACAACTCCAGGATGATTGAGAGCTGTAGTTACACCACTATTGTTAGTATAAAGAAGAGTATTGGATGCTCCGGTGGAGAATGTACCCTGAACACCTTCGATAACCAACTCATTCTCTCCGTAAATATCATTTACAGAAAGTTTCATACCTTCACCAAGTGAAAGATTGCCAATACTGATTGGTTGTAAAATATCACCAAGTGCATATCCTTTCCCACCATTAACAATGGTAGCTCCAATAGCTATACCATTTTCAATCGTAATATCTGCGGTTGCATTGATACCATTACCGGTCAAACTAGTGAGTGCTATACCAGTAAAGGTGTAATATGCACTAGATGGAGTGAAACCAGTACCAACATTCGTAAGTGTTAATGTACTAGTAACTGAACCAGCTAATCCAACAAATCTACCACTAGCTTCACTACCAATCTGTGTAATCAAGTTACCATCAGCAATACCAGTATCTGTAACAGTAGTTCCTAGTCCAACTCTGATGGTGTTTGAAGTCATCGCGAGTGGATTAGGTCTCATTACTGAATATTCGTCTGGAGATGGTGGGTTAAAGAACTGAACGGAACCATTAGGAGCAAAGACAGCTCTAAACAGATTGAATGTAAGATCCTCATACTGTGAAGGTGTCCATACAGAAGCATTCTGTGACTTATACAATGAACCCAGAAGTCTCTGTGTAGAAACAAGTACTTGTCCCTCTTCTCTTCCCAATGTAGATACATCAGACTCACCGAGTCTAGAGATCCATACAGCATATTCTGTGGAGTTAGAAAGAATAATCATTGCATATTCTCTCTGTCCATTCAGATAAACAGGAGATTCAAATGTGAACTTAGTAGCCACACTAGCGTTATTAGATACTGTAATTTCTTCTGGACCTTTGGATACCTCAGAGTATGCCAAGATTCTTTGAGAAGGAGTGCCCAGTTCAACTTCACGAATTTGAACAGTAACGGGAGTATTATCATCTGTTGGAACTCTCTCAAAGTAGATATCCATACTAGTCAAGTAAATGCCAGTAGGATCATCAACAATGAAGGATTGTGCCAGGGGATCCAAATACTCACCAGTCAATCTGCTTTCACCAGTTGAACCTCCAGCGTTAGTAAATGATGTAGATGAAGTAGCAGAATCTCCAATACTTCTAGTTTCGAGAAAACTGTCATCAGTTTCAACTCTAGCGTTTCTCAGGGAAAGTGTAACTTCCTGAGTATTATCCATATCACCTTGTGAGTAGAAGATCTCTTCTGCTGCGGTTGTGATGACACCAGGAACACGACTATCAATAGGTGAACTACTCAGTCTCAATCTGGATCTACCAGTTTCAAAGATTGGGTTAGCTGGATCACTAGAAGCTGGAACTCTGAAACAACCAATCAATGTTCCCAAACGATCACCAATCAATCTAACCGCAGTTACTCTAGCTTCAGCGTTACTATTAACTCCTCTCAAAACCATGTTAGGTGCGACGAATCCTGCAAACTCGGGATTTGCATCATCAGCCAAACTGAAAGTATCAATATTCAGAACTGTAGAAGTTTCAGAATATGTTTCAGGAATTCTCTCATCTCTGTTATATGGGTTTCTTTCAAAGATATCAGTTGGTCTGTTATAAGGACCATACTTGTGGTTTGTCGTAGCAACTCTTGCTACTATCGCTGCTCTTGTGGACTCTTCATCATCCTCAGTATTCTCTTCAGATGGCATAATACCGGCAACCGCTTCTTCTACCTGAAAAGTTCCAGAGATCATTTCAATCTCTACCAACTTAGGCATACAGAACCTTGCGACATCTACATTATCAAAGAATGGATATACTTCAGTGAAAGGTTTCAATCTAGTAGATGTAAACTCAATATTACGAGCTCTCATGAACTGAATAACTTCACGAGATACGATACGATCACCAAGTGATTCAGTATCAATCTGTTCATTAACAGTATGTTGTTTACCCTTCCTCTGTTGACTTAAATCAACACCAACTGTGCCGGTGACTGTAGTTGTAGTTGTACTACTTTCTTCTACAACTCGGAAACTTCCAGGAACTTCACCCCCGTTCCTACGAAGAGCTTTTCGTGCTCTTTTACCACCACCCTTAAACATAGATTTGAATTCATCTTTCGTTCCTTGTCTTTTGGAAGTAGTTGTCTCTGTAGATTGTGATGATCCCAGATCAAAACTTACATCAACACCCATGGTTTCCCATGACTGCCAGATAACCGGAGAAAGACCAGATCTTGAACCATCAGCATCTGTTGTAACTTCAGCTCCAAGTGATTCAGCCACACCCAAGAATGAACCTTCTTGAAGAACATCACGAAGTTCCATTCTGTTAACATCAATCCAAACATCAACATCAGGTTCAAATCTCAGTGAACCTTCCCAGAACTTAACGAGGAAAGGAGTGACACTCTCAACTCTTGTAGCAAAAGGTTGTCTTAACCAAGAAGTTTCAGTGTAGTCGAGAGTGATCATCTGACCAGATCTCTTGACATTTGTTCCAAGAATATCAGCAAATCTAACATCCTGATTTGGTGCATTAGTTGTACCAATACCAGCAATTGTGGTATTACCAAGTTCCAAGTTGAGAGCTGTGGTAAAGTGAGAAGGTCTAAGAATCTTATTCTTTCTATCAACACTATTTCTTACACCAACTGAAGTATCTTGAGCTTCAAGACTTGTGAAGTTATCGACAAATACACCAGACTTAAATCTGTTCAAACCATTAGCATCTGGAACAAACTGGTTAAGAGTTGCACTCTCCAGTTGATTCAACGAAGTATAATATTCAAGGTTTTTAACCCTCATCTCAATTTTAGCGATATCAGACATTTGATATCTTTTGTGTTGGATAAATGTAGTTATTGAATCTGAAGACGAATAAAGATATGGAGAAAGATAAATGTTAGACAGGTTCATCGCACCTGATACTTCATCAGGAGGTGATGGATTCTCAGCAGGAGCTCCTTTCTTGATAGTCAACTTGCCATCTTTGTCAAGATAAACCCTATCGATTCTTCCCAGATAGAAGTTGTAATCAAAAGAAATAGATTCATCAGACGCAATCACATTAGTTGAACTATGTTGTCCACCGTTGAAGTTTCTGCCATAGAATTCTAAAGGAGATCTACCACCAACACCACTAGAGTCTTTAGATACTCTTGGTCTAGCATCAATCATGTCTGTTGTTCTTTCACCTTGGAATGATGTGATTTCATTACCATAATTGAACGAATTATATGAGTCAACCAAAGTGATATCACCAGTATCTGATGCATCATACTCAGCTGAGAGATAATATGCTCTTAATCTTCTTGTAGGAACTACACTTTCCTCTTTTCTTACGATTCTTGAGAAATCATAAATTGTGCTCCTTTGTCCACTTTGGAATTTGAAGTTTTTGGTAATATTTGTGCTGTTTAGAGCCAAATCTGCAACAATAGCACTGACACCAGAGTCAATAAATGTAATAACCTCTCCAGTCTCAAATTTTGAGGTATTTTCATAGATAAAGTTGATACTTGTGTCGGATTTCTTAGCAATATACTTAGCTCTAGATCCACTAATACTACCAACAAGTTCTTCACCAATAATAAGGTCATTTGTTGTATTATTTGGACCATCAAGTGACGCAGTTGTCATACTTGGTGCTTGTGGATCATTTCCGTCCAGTGATTCAAACACACCATAAAGTAACATAGCATCAGGAACACCCAAAGAAATGATAGAGTCTTGAACTCTAGTTCCAAATGGGAAGTTACCAAAAGTCAATCCATCATTAAGAGTATTGTTAGTAGTTCCAGAGCTACTATTATTAGATCTTGAGATAACTACAGATTCTGCTACTTTTTTAGTTTTTACCTTTGCCTTTACCTTCGATTTTCTCAAAGTAGCTGTTAGTTGAGCTCCAGTATTATTAGAACCTAGACCATTTATTGTAAGTTGAGTTAAACCAGAAGCAAATACGAATCTATCCTGAGTTAATACTTCAATAGAGCCATCAGATCGAACTAAAGTGTATCTTTCCTCATCAAAAGGTAAGAATACTTCATTTGCACCAGCCGCAATAGCCCCAGTTGAGTTATTTGTGATATTTACACTAAATCCCTTTCTAATAACGAGGTTTGCGTTATCTAAATTGGTCGATTCAACATTCAGATCGGGCATCAAGCTGTAAAGTGACTCATTATCAGCTGAATTACCGCCATTTGTTCTCTGAAGGTTACTCTTAACAACTGAGAAGTCACTAACTGTAGTCAAAGTAGTAGGAAGACCACCTTCACGATAAGCTGTAATAGTAGTAACACCACTAACTTGGATAGAATTGGTATTTACCTGTGTAACTCTAGCCAAACTTGGGAAATCACTCGTTGGAATAGAGAACTGAACAAGATTTCCAGTAGTAACAATACCAGGCCATGATGTTCCTGGTGAATTTATAGTTGAAATGCCACTATGATGAGCTGTGATTGATGCAATACCAATTACTTCAGTTACCTGAGGAATAATATCAGCTGTATATGTACCAGCAGCACCTACAAGTGTATAAAGTGACTGAACATCAGAGATTTCAAAGTTATGAACACCTACTGTACTTCTAGAATTGTCAGAAACACCATTAAATTCTAGTTTCTCACCAGTGAAGAAGTCACCCTGAACACAATATGCAGTAAGAGCTGTTCCAACACTGATAGGATGTCTTAAATAAGCTGTTGCACCACTAGACTTACCTTCAATAAAGGTTGGAGTGGTTAAAGTTGCAGCTTCGTTGAGTTCTAATTCAGTATATACTTGTAAATCGAAGAGGGAGACATCCCATCTGTTAGTATCAGGATATACATTATCATATGAACCAGATTCTAAAGCTGCATCATAGAATCTAGCAACACCAATCTCTTTACCAGAGGCGATTGTAGAATTGTCACCAACTCTAGTATCTCTAAGACTAATAACATTACTGGTATCAAACCCAAGAACAGGAGAACCAAAAGCTCTATTAACTTGGAATGAAGGACCAAAGGAGAACTGGATTGAACTACTCTCTTTGAGTTTAGTAGTTCTAGGTTTTTCAAAATCAAGGAAAGATGGTCCTCTAACTTCTACCTCATATCCTCTAACATAAGCTTTACCTGGAGAAATCTTGTAGATACCAAGATCATCACTAGGAGTATTTCCCTGAAGTGTTACCTGATTGGAGTTATAGATACCTCTATTTCCATATCCATTATTCAAACTGTCATGAACAGTAGTGAGGAAGTCACGAACATAATAATGTCCAGATTCATCAAATGTTCTTCTAGCTAACTCATCACCTAGAATATTGTAATCTGTTCCACTATTAATTTCTCTCAGAATACCATTCTGAACTTCTGCCAACTGAACAAAGTTCTGATCATCATAATCATCAGATCCTTTTTTGGATAAAGTTGCAGAAATCTTGAATCTATCAGCACCTGGTGCTGTATAGTTATTAAATCCTTGTGCGTTATCTGTAAGTGTAGGATCTTCATCAGAAGATACAATACTCTCTTTAACACTTAGACCAATTCTATAAGTTGGTTTGTTATTATATTGATCAAGAATCAGAATTTGATCAAATACATCTACAAAGTGTCCTCTCAGGAAATATACACCATTACTTAGTCCAAATGCACTACCAATAGCACTTGCATTAATAGTTAGTGCTTTAGCAAAACCTTCATTTGCCCCAATAAAGGTAGTTGCAAAAGTAATATTCTCTGTGGTGAGAAGAACCTCATCATCAAAGAATGTTTGTGTTGCAGCATCAGTTGTTGATGACTCAAAATAGTCAACATAGAGAGTATAGTTTCCTCTCTCCGATTGTTCGTTTGTGATATATGAACTTACTCTTCCAGTCACACCCGACTGTTGTCCAACAATCAACTTACCAACAAGTTGATCTAGATATAGAGAAACAGGAATTCCCAGATACTCAGGTTCAATTTGAATAGCATAATAACTACTCAAGTATGATAATTGTCCTGGAATAACTTTAGCACCTTCTTTAAAGAAGTGCTGACCCATATCCTCAACCTGATTCTGAAGAATCGATTGAAGATTGTTCAGTTCTCTAGCTTGAACTGGGTATGCTGGTTTGAATAGAACCTTATAGTAGTTACTTTGCGGATCAAAGTCGTCAAAATAAGGAGCTACATTAAGATTAGTTTCCTGGGGCATGATTTCTTAGAACTGCAAGATAATTTTAACGTCTTCTTTCTGTGATGAAGACCTCGTAACTGAAGGTCTGTTATCAACGTAAATGATATCACCCGAGAACTTTTGACTCTCTGGATTTGCTAACCCATTTACGAAATTCTGACCCAGATAGTAGGTACGACTATTTAGAACTGTTGAAACACCTTGGAATGCGGTGTTAATACCCAAACTAACTGATCCACCAGTAATAGAAAGACTGCCACCACTAGTGATATTTGAGGTAAATTTGTTTGATCTAAATCCATAAACTGGAGATGCATCAAGAGTACCATCAGAACTAAAACCTGAGTTTGTTCTATCCTGCCAATACTTCAGAACACCAGTAACTTGATCATATGACACAACCCTACCGACAGCTGTAGAACCAAGTCCCACAGTTTGTGTGATAGTTGAGTCAGCTGTAAATACTGCTGAACTGTATCCAACACCAGTAAGCCTAACAGCATAAACTGCACTAGCCTTATCGAGTGTTAAGATTGAGGATGAATCATATGCTGTCGGATTTTCAATCATTCCAACACGAGCAAACTGGTTACCCGTAATGAAATCAGGATTTTCAGTATCATTCTCAAATCTAGCATATGTGAGTACATTATATGCACCCAACTCACGATAGATATCGGACCCATGGCCACCAGCTGGTGGAACAATTACATTGAATATTGGTGAAGTTGTTCCAGTAGGAACATTACCTGCTATCAGGTCAACAGTTCCATACGAATATCCTTCTCCACCTTTTGATACGGTGATAGTTTCAACTTTAGAATCGTTATTAATAACGATGGTTGCTTCTGCACCAAACCCATCACCAAGAATAGGAACTCTTGTATATGTTGAGTTGGCAGTTCCCATACCAACACCACGATTTTTAATCGTTACAACTTTAAGTTGGCCACTTGATGGTGCGTTTTGTCTTACAGGTGCATCATCTGTACTTGTTTCCCAGTTATTAGGAACAGGAATGTAGTTAGTCGAATCAAACTTAATAGCTTGGCTTGGTTTGATTGTATACAGATATTTCCAGATATAACCATCACCACTGTTGCCTGCCTCCCTAGGTTCCAGATCGGTGAATGTTGGTTCATCCAATGAAGGTCCACCCACAAAGTTATTTTCTGGAGTGGCGTTATTATACAAACAGATATAAACTCTGAAGTCAGAGTTCATAACATAGTAGTTTGCTGAGTAGATATCAAACGAACCCGATGGTTGTGATGGGTTATTACGAGTGATATCACTTCTCCACATATCATAAGTGATACCTGAAGCCCATTGAGTTTTTCTTACAACCTGACTGACATCAGAAGAGTTAATCTTCTTCATCGCCAACATTGTATCCCAATAATCATTAGCCTGATCCAAACTATCCTTCGGAGCAGGGGGACTAGTATCCCAATCAGATTGATAATCTTCTGGGTTAGGAAGTCCAATAAATGCATAGTAAGAATTAGAGCTGGTTTGAACACCAGCCACAAAATTCTTCGCATTTAAGATACGAAGTTGATCAGTAATTATTGCAGCCATTTTGGGAGGACTTTTTGTTATTTATCGTGGAAAAAGATTACTTTTTGAAGAGATCAATTGCCAAACTACCTGTATCGATATTGGCACCATCACTCACTCTTTTTACAAAGAAATCTGCGTGTGTAGTAAATCTACTAACACCTATACCAACAGGAGTTGTTGCAGGTGTATAATCATTCATACTGGTTTGTATAACATAATCTGTGGCGTTGGAATATGCGGTAGCAAATGTTGCTCTGTATTGACCAGCAGCTATTTGTGAAGCAGTAACTCCAGGAGTTCCAGTCCATGCTGGTGAACCACCAAGAGAAATCTCACCTACCTTACTATCAGCTGGTTCATAAACTGTTGTTGTAGAACCAGTAATTGGAAGAGCTGCAGCCGGTGGAGTGAAATTGGCTGTATATCTTGCTGATTTAGAAACTCTAATATCATCAATATTACCTTGAAATTGACCAGAATCGCCAGCCAAACCATAATAACCAACATAAAAAGAATGAGTTGTTTGATCACTAATCTGATTATCAATTAATTGATCACTACTAGTTCTAGTAGATTCAGTACCATCAAAATAGTAGTGAATCGAACCATTGCCAGGTTCTCTTACAATAGCGATATGGTGCCATGCGTTGTTGGCAAAAGTGGTTGAACTCCGTTGATCTAATAAAAATCCAGTATTACTATTTCCAGCCCCATTAGATCCAGTAGCGGAACTATTTTTATTACTCCAATAGAAGTTGTAAAGACTAGAACCACCATGATAAAATCCAATCCTCCAGTTATTACTGACACCAGTATTGAAGTGAAGATTTGAAAATAATGCATGAGAATTGGTTATGACAGTTTCGTTTGGAAGTGCACCAGAATCAAAGTAGAACCATCCTTCAAGTGTCCAAGCACCTTCAAAAGGATAATATACAGATCCTGAATTATTCTGTGTGAAACTTAAACCAGTATTGCCAGATTGAAATCTTGCAGTTTTTGTTCCATATTTTAGGGGTGATGCGACTAGATCAACATTAGTAGCGGCCGGGGTTCGTCCATCCTTTAAGTTGGTAACAGCACCAATGTTTGCCTGATCGAAATTCATACGAATCATCGTATTATCCCAATCACTATCTGCCTGATTAACAGTAGCTGGAGCCTCTGATAGGAATAGTGCTCTCCAAGTAGTTCCATCATAATAATATGGTTGACCACCAATTTGTTTGACTTGACCAGTGGTTCCTGCTGTACCAACAACTGTTGGATTATT